TAATTAGCTATGCCACTAAGGTAGCTCCCATTGATAATACTGACTCCTAAGTTGTCAGCTATTTGTTTCATTACATCATTACTCATAACTATATTATCTTTAAGTTGCTTTTTGTTTAGAACGAATAGTAAGAGTCATCGGTGTAATACTCCTGCCTGATGTAAGTGGTAGCATATCGGATAGCATCCATAGCATCATCATACAGCTTCACAGGTTCATCCATAATCTGATCACCAATTTTCTTCCACTTATAGTTCTCATACTCTTTCATTATCTGCTTATCCTCCTGACAAAATACTCCAAAGGTCTTAATGTTATCTATGCCTTTCTTAACTACCTTGTTAGCATTATGCACATCATACCCTGCAGTATTCATCTCGGCAATTATCTCAGGTCTTGAGTAGTCTGCCATTATCTCTATATTCTTATCTACATTCAATGCATCCATCTTCTCTATCAGCTGAGTAGTGGTGAGGTAGCTCTCATAGATAATCTTCTCAATGAAGATATCATTGTCACAGTAATAGACTCTGACTAGAGCTGTAGGGTGATTGTATCCAAAGTCAAGTCCCATTACATACTTTACAAACTTAGTTGGTCTATGAGCCATGAATGTCCAATTAGAATAGATGTTACTCTTAGAGATAGCTTTCTCACCTAGAGCATATATCTGATACATTGCCTCATCCGTTCTCTTCAAGTCCTCAATCTGCTTTTTAATACTATCAGGTAGGAATGGATTGTCCCTATAGGTAGACTTAATCAGTATGCTTTCCTCAGTTGGTAGGTCATAAAGCCAGGAGGATGACTCAGAGGGATTGTAATCAAAGATTAGCTTATCTTCTGTTCTCATGTTCAGCTGAGTAAAGTCATCATAGAATAACTCATTAGCCTCATTGCACCATGCCACATCTCTCTTCCTACCTCTTATCTTCTGCTCATCATCTACACTAAAGAACTCTACTATAGATCCATTAGGGAATGAGTAGATATGCTCTGACTTGTTATGATTACTTATCTCATAGATGTCCATGCTCTTCATGATCTCTAGAAAGTCTCTCATGACTGTAGCTCTCAGTGCAGGGAATGTCTTACGAATGATTGACACTACCTTATTCTTATTCTGATAGCAGTAGACTATTAGCATCTGACAAAGGCTGTAGGTCTTAGAGCTTCTACTCCCTCCCTCATTGATAATGAATCTTAGTGCAGGATCAGTGAGAGCTGCATAGTTCTTTTGGAATATAACGGTACTATCTATCTCCATTGGCATAAGCATAAGCATAGGCTAGCATCTCCATCTGCCTACTATCACTGATAATTGCTATCCTGTTAATCTTTACAGGCACTCCTTTCTTAGAATAGATGTAAGCCTCAACAGCTTGACACATCATTTCAATCCTTTGCACTAGTGATGATGTTAACTTTGATTTCAGAGATGTCCTTACCATTGGTAGTGATGTCTGATTTCTCAGTTAGATTGTTTAGTCTCTGAGTGATGGATGGATTGTATTGACCAACCATGCCACCATTAATTTGGTCTTGGCGGATCTCTTTTCTTATATGCGTACAGACGACCTTATATTCTGAATATCTATCTCCAGCATTATCAAAATAGTTATGGATATCACCATACTCTTTAAATGCCCATACCTCAAATCCATCTAATGTCAAAGGTACTTCTAAAGGTATAGCTACTATCTCTCCTGTCTTATTAGATAAGCTGTAAGAATGTCTAGGATTGTCTTTAACTTTCTTTTTATATATAGCCCAAAGCTCCATCATTTGCTCAGGGGATTCTAATGTTCTCGGTCTACCTGCCATTACCCTTGTCTTGTATAAAGTTTCTTATAATTCTTACTTGATTTCAACTTAGAGGTCTTACTCTTAGCATGAACACCTGGTCTCTTCACCTTAGGCTTTCTAGCGAATGATATGCTACTCTGCTTCTGTGCCATCCTCCTCAGTTACTTCAGGCTCAGGTATTGGTCCTTTGACTGCTTTATACTTCACTACTTTTGGTTCAGATACTGTTGGCTCTTCAAACATATAGCCTAGACCTATAGATACAAAGTAATCATATCTATTAGCATCTAAAGTAATCCTATTACCTTTGTGGGAGATCTTAGCTCCAATGTACTCATCTTTAATTTTCATCTCTTAATTGTTTTAAATCGGTTTTAATCTCTTGTATCCAATAATGAGCAGATGTTACAGGTATTCTGAAATATTCTGCCATTGCTCTAGCTGTACTGTATCCTTTATCAAAATAACATTGAAACACTATCAGCTTAATCCTATCTGTAATCCTCCCTCTATATGTCTCTATCACTGCCATGTTGTTCTGATACTGCATATCATCTCGTATTTTATCCCATAGATCAGTATCATCATCCATCACTATCGGCATAGTACTATCTGTAGCTGTCACTCTCTCTTGCCTATTAGTTAGTGATGTAGACCATAGTATTTGCATCTTAATAGTATTTAATAGATATGCTTTCACCTTACCGGGATCAGTTACCTCTATATCTATATTACATAAATATAAAAAAGAGTTATTTATTACAGCATCGGCAGATATTGTAGACTTCATTCTTACTAGAAAATAGTTAGTGTATTTCCTTATCTCTTTATAGTGAGCTGATATGTAGTTGTCAAGTATAGGTCTCATACCATTGCTTGAAATCCTTAAGCCATATCTTTCTCCTCACACTACCACAGAAGCATTCCTTTTCATAACCAAGCAACCTATCTTTTATAGCCTTAAGTTTTATTAGATGAATCTTATAGGATTGCTCTTTCTCAGCTAAACTGAATACCTGTTGTATTATTACTTGCTCAGCTTCTGTAAACATTCCTGTAATATAAACGACAATAGAGCCACAATAGTTGCCTGAGCAAAAGACCAGGTGCATAATAATGTTAGCCAAAAAGATACGCATTTGATACAGGTAGCAGAGGAATGCAGATACATTGCTAGAATGCTAGGTTTGAATTTGCTATAGATTGAATCAATCAGTAGCTGTAATGGCTCAAAGTTTACTAGAAACCATGATATTGCAATGTAGGTTAGTATGTTCATCTGCCAAAAATAACAAAGGCAGCCATAAGACTGCCATAAAGTTATTAATTATTTAGATAATTTTTCCACCATTTGAGGTAGAACTGCTCGTTTACAGCCTTTCCATTAGTGAATCTCCAAATGGAGCAGTAAGAGACTCCGATATCCTCAGCATAATGGCTGAGCTTATATCTATTGGTGAGCTTAGACTTGGTCTCTTTAATCATAAAGTCTTTTAAGCTCTGCCCCTTAGAAAGGGAGATCATCACCAGGATTATCAGGTACATGAGCAGGAGCTGTTGCAGCTGCAGTTAATAGATCTATCTTCCATAGCTCTAGTGAGTTGAAATGCTTATCCTGCCATTCTCTACCTCTCAGATTGAATGATGCCTCCACCTCTTCACCTACTTTGTAGCCATCTAGTAGAGCTGTTTTGTCTCCTGTAGCTTGCAAGCTGATGTATTGAGGGAATTTGCCATCCTCTACTGTTATTACTAGCTCTCTCTTAGAGAACTTCTCAGTCACCTGTACGGTATCACCTATCACTTTGATAAGTCCTTTTACTTTGTACTCATTCATATTATTGTTGTTATTAAATTATACATACCTAGTATTATCAATCCATAAATTATCAGCATCAGGATTATTGCCATTGTTTTTTCTGTCATACTACTTTATCAGGGAATGGATTGTTGTACTCACCATAGTGTAGTGTCTCTAGTTCCATAGCATACTCCTTAGCTTTCTTAGCAGCAAACTTGGCACTGATGCCAGGATTGTTATGTATTAGTGCTTGTAGTGCTGCAATTAATGCAGTCTTGTAAAAATCTTCTTGTTCCATCTTATTTATTATTTAATTGATTAATATACTTAACATAGTACTCAGTGCAGTGATGCAACCTTTCCTTTATCTCCTCCTCAAGCTCAATGTCTCTAGTAAAGAGTAGAGTGGTGATTCTCTTCTCAGGAGCTATATGATCTACCTGATGCAGTGATAAGTTCTCCCATTCGTTGAGTAGAGATGGATGAGTAGAGACCATGCAATAGACTAGACTAGCATAGTTCTTATCATATAACATCATGTAAGCTCTAAGCTGCCACTCATAATCTTTATTCACACCCTCCTCTGAGGTAGCAGGGAATGTCTCTAAGGACCATGATGTCTTAATATCTACTATTTGATCATCTAGTAATATATCAGCCTCTCCTGTGAGCCATTCGTTATTCAGCCTCTCAGTGTTCTTAGAGTAGTTGCTAAACATTACCGAGTTGAATAGAGCAATAGAATCATTCTCCTGCAGATTACCCTTATTAATATACTTGTTATTTAATTCTACATTATAACCGTAGAAATCTTGCTTAGCTACACCTCTAATGTAGGTCTTAGTAGTTTCAGACAGCACCTCTGACTTAGTTCGAGATGCTGTCATTAGTTTTCCGAGTGATGATGGATGCCATTTCATAACAGGAGTAGTGCCTTAGTTTGCAAATCTGTTAACTCAAATGCCTCCTTAAGCTGAGGGATTGTATACTTACCATTCTGAATAGCTACAAGTGCCTCCTCAAATCTTTGAGTAGTGATTGCAGGCTTTGTT